CAGGAGCAGTATTGACAAACGTCTTTACCTGGGCAAGTGTCGTCTTTTTAGACACTGCTCCCTGATTAGTTGCATACTCATCAGTGCCCGCAGGAGTGGCAACTGCGGTTAATGCACTAATCTTGGTATCAGCCATTTCTTACGCTACTTCTAGAATAATGTGTCCAGATGTGGCAGCAGCAGTACTACCAGTGAAGGATGACAACGAAACAGCACCAAGAGAAGCAGTGTTGCCTACCATACCAATTTCTTCACCAAATCGTGCTTGCCACCGAGCAATGCCACCATAAGCATTAAATGATAATGCTAATAGACGACCAAGAGTTGTACTACGAGTTGGGTTAGTTGTGGCAGATTGAACTAGGGAAGGTACTGACGCTGGAGCAGTAGCAGTTGCATCCATTGCAATTAGTAATGCATTGCCTGCGCTAGTCGCTGTTACAGCAATAGTAGAATCACGTCCAAGACGCATGACCATCGGAGAACTAGTGGCCGAAGCCTCGCCTCCAATAAACACCTCATTAATAGCGACACGTTGTGTACCACTACCTCCAACGATTTCCATTGGATATTTGTTACTGGTTAAAGATGATCCATCAGCAGTGCCAGTATCACTGGTAATTGAAGACCAAGATGCAGAATAACGCATTGTTAAACTCCTATGATTGAAGCAAAATTAATGGTTGCTCATCCTGCTTCTCGGCTTGAGCAATTACCTCGTCTACAACTTGTGCAAATGTTTTACATACACCAGTCTGTTCTTTGATAGCGGCACAACCATCACAAATCATGTGATTGCAACCTTTACATGTATAGCGACTACGCTTTCTTTCTGGATTTAATACTACTACAGCACAACAATGTGTGCAAGTATATGTCGCTCTTTCTAGTAAATTCTCACGAACTCCTGGAGGTAATTCAGGAGAATTACGATGATCTAACATCAAATAACCTAAATCAGTATTAACAGTTTTTATAAGCATGCTTGTCCTAATAAAGCTAAAATAGTAGCCTGATTTTCCAGCAACTGGATCATCACCGTATTGGTGTTGAGCGAACTGGGCCCGGGATAGGTGAACGTCGCGGCGGCACTGCCGGTGACGCCGGCCTTGTATTCCACCCGCCCGCGAACACCCGCACCGTCGCCGAAGTCCCACCCGCCTCCTTCGCCAGAATCGGAGAAGCCGGTGCCCAGCCCGGGGACTGTCGAGTTATCCCCTCCGCCGTCGCGGAGACTAAGCCCGAGCATGAACGCGGTGCCGGCTGGCGTTGCCGCAAGCGAACTGATCGCGTCGGTCCCGGTCCCCGGATTGTCTTGATGCTGCTTGTTGTGCCCGGTGAACGCGGCGTTCTGACATCCCGCAACTTCGACGATCCAGATGCCTGTGTAAACCTCTGAGGTCGTTAGGTTGACTGTGACGGTGTTGGCGCCACCGCCGCAGTTCTGCACCTGCCAGTGACCGACGCGGTTGTTGTTGGCCGTGTCCAACAGGTCATCGACGATCGCCGAGTAGGTGTTGCTTCGCGTGTCAGTTGGCGCGTTGAACCCCACGGCTTGGCTGCCCGTGTGCCCGACGATCCACAGGTTATTTCCCTCGGTGTTGTTGCTGACGAACGCGAGCGAAATCGATGAGCCGCCGATGAAGGTCGCACTGTTGCGAGATTGAACGATCGAACCGGCCATATCACGCGCTCATGGTCGCGCCGATATCACACGCCTGCGCGACATCAATCGTAAGACGGATTCGGCAGCCCGTGCCACGGTACATCGGAGTCGTCACCCACGAACCTGTCGTGATGACGTTGCCGGCGCGGTCCTTCCAGTCGCCGCCGCCCAGCGTCAGGCCGGCCGAGAACTGCCACGAGGCACCAGCGTCTCTGGACTCCTCGATGCTGACACTCAGCACCGAACCAGACGCGGGCCACAATGCACCTTTCGTGAATCCAACAGTCCACGAACCGGCTACGTTGTCCGGCATGTTCGCCTCGAACGGTCCGATTGTTCCAGGTACTAGACGTGAAACTGGAATAGTGCGTAGTAGACCCATAATTTATCTTATGGATTACCTTCTGTGATTACAAAGGAAGTTACTGATACTGGTTGTCCCACTACGATTGAAGTGGTAGTTAAATTCAAGTCAGAACCAGATGTACCTACGTTACCGTCCATACAGAATGTAGCACCAGAACTTACCCATCTAAACCAAGTTGCAGTTCCAGTAGCATTAGCTGATGAATCCTGTGTAATTGCATTTAGAGTTAAAACACCACCAGATGCTGCCGGAGCAAATGTAGCATTTCCTGTAAGTTCAGCTAGTAAAGTTGTAGCTGCTCCACCAGTAGCTGGTCTAGTACCATCGTAAATCCGAAGAAAACCAGAGGCACCAACAGCCGTTGTAATACTGTCGAGCATGGCATTGCGAATAGTTGTTGAATATGCTAATGCCATATATTACCTCTTGTACTGTTCCATCTGGAGTTTAATTAAAGCTTCCATTTTATCGTGGAGTTCATTCTCATTACTTGCAGTAAACAAATATTTTTCATGCGCTGGAATACCATTATATCCATGGAAATTTACAGTGCCATTCCATTTACCATCTACATAATTTAAATGCTTTTCAAAGTAAACTTTATAAGAACTCTTTGGATATTGTGTTGCAGGCAATTCAATGCGTTGACCAGTTGGAGTAGTAGCAACAATTGGTTTTGCCTTCTTTTTGAACCAGTCAAATAATTTCATTATGACGCTGCCTGAATTTCAATGTATTGAACTTGTACACCAGTGGCTGAAGCGGCTGATGTTACAATATTTAGTGCTTCACCAGCATTGGTTTGGAACCATCCATGCTCATTAAATGGCAAAACAACACCACCATTAGCGCCTAATGGAAATGTTGCTGAGATAGCAGTTGCATTGGAACCAAAGTTAATATTATTTGCAATAGTACTTACAGCAGCAACTGATAGTACCCTAAAAATTTTTCCTGCGACAGCAGCAGCAATGGTCGTAGTCGTTGCTGTACTTGGATTCACAAACGCATTGCGATGCGGCGATACAGCCGGCGATGATCTTGTTACATTCTGTCCCATGTTATTCCTTTAAAAGGCCCCCTATTCGGGGGCCAGTGTTATCGAGCGTAGTAAACAACAACGTAAATTGAACCAGAAGTTGGATTACCAGTAGAACATGCACCACGGAACCACAGATTAATATCTGTACGGTTTGTAGGATCATGTTCTTGTAGAATACCAGTTACTGGCGTTACTTTGGCTTGTGTACCAGTGGTGTTTGTAAGTGCAACAGCACTCGCAAACTGGGTTCCAGCAGCCACGTTCCCAAGGGAATATACAGGTGAGGTAATACCACCACCTGCCAGTGCTGTCTGTGTCCACACATCAAACCCAACAAAAGCTGTATCTGGAGGATACGAGCCTAGTAACAAGTTTACACCTGTCGTTGTAAATGATGCAAAACCAATTTTATGTACACGAACCTGCAAATCCTTTAGTTGGAAGGACTGAAATGGTCCTGCCGCATTCGGATCGGTTGTAATAAATGCCATAGTTAATCTCCTTTAAATGGCGAATGGTGTAAGATTTTACTTACATTCAGAACTAAAAAGTTCCGTCTTAGGATTAGATGAACCACTCAATTAACTATTAGGCGCCGGGTGAACCGTAGATTTGACGACGATCCGTCCAACCAAAGGCATACCGAGCTACAGCCTTGTACTTAGCATTCATGGTATCAAAGTCTGAATCCATGCCAAAGTCATCTGCCCAACGTTCAAAGTACTTCAGTCCATTCTGAACATCAGTACGAATGAACCATGCATCAGTATCCGTTAGATAGTGGTTGACCACAATCTCAGGGATTAGACCCATAGTCTTTAGAGCATTTGGATCATTGTTGTCAGTACCAACTCTACCTTCGGCCTTCAGAATACGAGTCGCCTCGAACATCAGTTCCTTAGGAATAATTAGAGTCTTAGCACGAACAGCAATCCGCAGTCCACGGTCATTAGTGAAGTTGGCAATGTCAATAACTGCCTGCTCTAGTGCCGCTTCCGAAAGGTCTACGGCAGCAGCTACACCATTGGTATAGGTGCCACCAGAAACGTTAGGAGCTGAACTAGAACCACCACCACCTGCTGACGCAATAAGAGTTGCACCATCACCACCTAAATAACTGGTATTGAATGCACGGT